CAACCAAGTGGTCAAACACAAGTTGCTTGGTGACTACGATTGTTTCACCTTCGGTGTTAGGTCCGACATCGGACTTAGCTTCTGTCTCACCTTCGGTGGTTTCTACGGGTTCAGCCTTTGGCTTAGATGCAATGGCAATCGCTTTCTGCAAAGCAGATAAAGACGTAAAGCCTTTCTTGCTTTCAGCAATGAACTTACGGCACTCTACTTCGTTTTCAACGAACCACATAGCCTCGGCTCTACGGCGTTTATCAACAGAGTTGATGCTGCAATCCTTTAGCCTTTGGCTAGAGATACGATCACCGCCTTCGGCTTTGAGTTCAACCATAAGCTTTCCAAGCTTCATATCAAATCCATCGGATTTAGTGTAAGCATCGAAACGAACCTTATCACCTTTGGTGATGGCTTTCCATTCTTTACCAATTACAGCACCAATCTCTTCGAGAGTATTGATTGCTGGTTTTGTTGTTGTTGCTGAATTTTCCATCGTTTTACTTCCTTTATCTATATTCTGTTTATATGAGAGAACATATATCTCTCACAAAGAAGTGAGATATATTTCTCTTTATAAACGAGTAGAATATAGTATAAGTTTTGTCAAGTCGGTTCTCATAGCGTGATCCTCGGTGCAGGTCGTTTCCCACGCCGTTGCAGTAATTATAGAGTAATTACGAAACTCGTGCGCTAAACTCATGCGAGGCTTCGGTTCGGATCATATCACGATTGGTGTGACATATTTATCATATACTTTGTATATGGGTCTAAGTCCAACATTGGACCAAATGTTTTCACAATCTGTGACAGTACTAACTCTGTTAGGTAGTTATATGCATCAACACTGCAACACTCACGGTTTTTGTATATCCCATGATTCACATCACTATATATAGTGGCAACTGATTGCATAACAGTTGTCGTAGACAAGTAAGTCACTGTTTATGCTCATACTTCGTATGGTATGGTGGATAGAGGCATCAATTCTGTTCTCACCGCAGCCCTGCAAGGCATTATACATGACCACCCGCACGTTGAGAGGGGGCCGGGCAGGGGCCATAGGGGGTGGGTACGTATATATACATGTACTTCTACACAGATCAGGAAAATGATACTGTTAACCACTATACACATAGGGTGGTTTACATATACGTAGGGTGTTATTTGTGATCACATAATACGACAAACATGCAACTTCTAGCACATAATGTGTTGTACTGTACGATTAGGGGTTGACATGTAATACAGAATGTGTAAAACTATATATGTTGGGTGTTGGGTAGGGTCACGTACAGTGATACATATACATGTATATATACTTACTTATAATTATACTTAACTATATATACATATAAGTATACACGTACAGTGATTACACTTACATGTACCAATCCGTAGACATACAATTGCCGATAGGCGAACGAATATTTGTATTAATAATAAAATAAGTATTGACAATGGCAAAGAAATCAGTAAAACTATATACAGACAATGTTCTTGAAGAGTTCTATAATCATGTAATTGATGGAAAACTTGAGAACTTACATATTCCCCATAGTGATGTATTCTACGTAAAGACTGCAGTGGAAGCCCACTACGGTACTCCATTTACTTTAGAGCATGTAGAGTGGGCTATGCGTAAAGAAGGATGGACTGATAGCTAAAGACCCTAGATTAGAACGTGCAGGGGTGTCAGGTTTTAATAAACCTAAGCGTACTCCTAGTCACCCTAAGAAGTCACACGTAGTTGTGGCTAAAGAAGGTACTACCATTAAGACTATTCGCTTTGGTGAACAGGGAGCTTCCACAGCAGGTAAACCAAAAGCTGGTGAATCAAGTACAATGAAAAAGAAACGGGCATCATTCAAAGCTCGACATGGAAAGAATATAGCCCGTGGTAAGCTAAGCGCTGCGTACTGGGCAGATAAAGTTAAATGGTAAAGGATTACTAAAATGGGTGTACTATCAGCTGCAGCACGTGCCGCAATGAAAGCTAGTAAAGCAGCGGCTAAGCTAAAGAAGAACGCAGGCAAGGGCGACCTTGATGTAGATACGGTAGTTAAGGCAAGGGTAGCGAAGGCTAAGAAAGCTAAAGCTAAACCCAAAGCTAAAGACTCCGGTGATATTTCTGAAGTGGTAATGCGTAAAGATCGTAAGCCTAACACTGCAGAGAAGCAGACTAGCAAAGAACGTTTAAAAGAAGCTACAGGTTCTATTTCTGCAGGTACTACTAAAGCAGGGGCCAAGCCTTTGACAATGAGTTCGTATCGTTCTATGTCCTCTGCTAAACGTTCAGCTGCTTTGTTAAAAGCTGACATAGACTTTCGTGCAGGTAGTATTACTAAAGCTGAACGTGCGGAAATTGTTAAACGTATTCGGCAGTCAAATGCATCTGAGGTAGATAAGTCAGGTCGCCAAATGGCACAGGGTAAGTCTAACAAAAAAGCTAAGCCTGTATCACTTGCTCCCGACATGAAGTTTAGCAAAGGCGGCTACACAAAAGGTAAGAAGTAATAATCTCCCCTATTACAGTAAACGCATAACGGCATTGCATTATTGTCTGTAGTATGGTATAACTAAGTATGGTATAACTTCCTTGGCACTAATACAAGGAGATATATACCATGCTAAAACGTTTACTTAAAAGTTTACAAGAAAGCCAACAACGCCGTGCAGACTATTGGCTGCTGCATAACATGACCAACAAAGACTTACGTGATATAGGAATTACTCGTGGCGAAATCAAAAGTAAAATCTACAGTCAATGAGGCAGGAAATTATACTAAGCCTACTATGCGGAAACGTTTGTTTGAGCGGATTAAGCGTGGAACCAAGGGCGGCAGCGCAGGGCAGTGGTCTGCACGTAAGGCACAGCTACTGGCAGCAGAGTACAAAAAAGCAGGTGGGGGTTACAAGTAATGGCAGCTGGAATGAAGCACTATTTTAAAGATGGTGTAGAACATAAAGGTGCAACCCACAAAGACGCTAAGGGCAAGTTAATGTCCGGTGCAAAGCACGTAGCGTCTAGTAAGTATCTATACCACGTAAAGGAACTGTCAGCTACCGCTAAGAAGAAGGTCAAGAAGTAATGGCCCTTGCTAAATCCCAAAAGAGTCTTAGTAAATGGACAAAGCAAAATTGGAGAACTAAAAGTGGTAAGCCTTCGACACAAGGTAGTAATGCTACAGGTGAACGCTATTTACCTGCTGGGGCGATCAAAGCTATGTCTAGCTCAGAGTACGCAAAAACTACGGCAAAGAAAAGAAAAGATACAGCGGCAGGTAAGCAAGTATCTAAGCAACCTAAAGCGGCGGCTAAAACTGCCAAACGTTTTAGGAGGGTCTAATGACATCCTTTGAAGAAGCTGACAAAGATTGTAATGGTTCTATTGAGAAGTCTGAATGGGACGCTTTACTATTAGAAGATAAACGTAGGCGATTAGAAGATGAAGATGCACACAGAGACCAAACTAGAAAGATGGCTTGGTTCGCATTATGGGGAATGCTCCTTTATCCTTTTGGTGTGGTTGCAACGGGTGCGCTCGGCCTTGACAACGCTTCCTCAATCATCGGCAGTATGGCAAGCGTTTACTTTGTGTCAGTTGCTGGGGTCGTATCTGTTTTTATGGGCGTAACTAACCTAGCTAAGAAAGCTGTAAGCAAATGATTGGTCAACTCTTAGGTGCCGTAGGTAGTCTTGCCAGCACTTACCTCGACGGTAAGGTAGCAGTACAGAAAGCTAATGCAGAGATTAAAGTCAAACAAGCCACAGGTGAGATTGACTGGGACATTGAAGCTATCAAGGCTACACAGAATAGTTGGAAGGATGAATGGATAACTCTACTTTTCAGTATCCCCCTGATACTAGCCTTCTGTGGTGACTGGGGTAATCAAATAGTACAAGCAGGTTTTACTGCACTTGAAGTAATGCCGACATGGTATCAATATAGCTTAGGTGGCATTGTAAGTGCCAGCATAGGAATGAGATCAGTAAGTAAGTTTTTCGGAGGAAGTAAGTAATATGGCTATGCGACCAAAGGCACGTCCCGCAAATATGGGTAAAGTAGACGGAACACCAGCAGCTGTGACACGATTTATTACAGCTAACGGTATTTCTGCAGCTAAAAAGAAATACAAGCCAGCTTCCATTATGGCTGCACAAAAGCTAACAAAAGATAAAGTTAAAGCACCTACAACTTCACTACGTCCAAAAGGTCGTCCACTGGTCGCTGGTAGCGTAGGTAATACGTCAAGCACTCGTGGTTTTAAGCCGTTGGGAAAAATGTAATGGCATTTAATTTATCACAACGTAGCCTTGACAAGATGGAAGGCGTAGATGAAACACTTGTGTCTGTAGTTAAACGTGCCATTGAACTTACGAAGATAGACTTCGGAGTTATCTATGGTATGCGTACACAAGCGGAGCAACGTAAACTTGTAGCTGCAGGTAAGTCTCAGACTATGAAGTCTAAGCACCTTGTAGGTAGGGCAGTTGACTTGATGGCTTACGTAGAAGGTAAGGGTTGCTGGGAACTAAACGTCTATGACGATCTATGTGACGCAATGAAAGAGGCAGCTAAGGAACTTGATGTGGCAATCAAGTGGGGTGCCGCATGGTCAGAGGGTGACATTCGTACGTACGAAGGTACATCGGAAGACGCAATGATGAAATACATTGATCTTCGCCGCAGTGAAGGTCGTAGGCCCTTTATTGATGGCCCACACTTTGAGTTGATGTAAAGGAAGTAATATGGCACGTGAGTTAACGGAACGTCAACAAAAGTTTTTAGCAGTCCTTATGGATGAGGCAGGTGGTGATGTTACTACCGCCAAAAAACTTGCAGGGTATTCAGAAAATACTTCTAATACAGAAATTACTAATAGCTTGAAAGAAGAAATCATTGACACAACACATAGCTATCTAGCACGTAACGTACCTAAAGCTGCTATCGCTATGGTTAGTGCCTTGTACGATCCTACTGAGTTAGGCATTCGTGAAAAGATGGCGGCAGCTAAAGAACTACTAGACCGTACAGGCTTAGTTAAAACTGAGAAGGTACAGGTAGAATCTAAGGGTGGTGTCATGCTGATGCCAGCTAAACAAGTACAGGAAGACGATGACTAAGCCATTAGGACAATGGAAACTACCACAACCGACTGACCTACAAGAAGACAACGAATGGGTTCCTATCCCACGTGTAGCTAGAACAGTTCCCTTCGGGTATCAATTAGACCCAGAAGATAGCGGAATACTCTTGCCAATTGTACACGAACTTGATATGCTTATGGAAGCTAAGAGATACTTAAAGCAGTACTCTTATCGTGAGGTAGCTAACTGGCTTACACGAAACACAGGCAGAAGTATATCTCACGTAGGATTAAAGAAACGGTTGGACAATGAGCGAAGAAGAAAAAACAAAGCTGGAAGCCTACGCAGATGGGCAGACTATGCGAAAAAGGCAATCGCCAAAGCGGAAGAAATCGAGCGCACAAGGATCGGCGCAAAAGCCCAAGGCGAGGAAGACAAGCCAAAAGCAGACGCAGCCTAAACCTACTACCTTACTTGTAGAAGATTTGTCGCAGGTAGAAGAACAGCATAACATTATTTTTAAACCTAATGCTGGGCCACAGACAGACTTCCTAGCTGCAAGTGAGCGTGAGGTCTTATACGGAGGCTCTGCAGGGGGTGGAAAGAGTTACGCTATGTTAGCTGACCCTTTACGCTTTATGGGCCACCCAGCCTTCTCAGGATTGCTCCTACGGCATACCACGGAAGAACTACGAGAACTTATCTTTAAGTCACAAGAAATGTATCCTAAGATTTGGCCCGGTATTAAATGGTCAGAACGTAAGATGCAGTGGACTGCACCCTCTGGTGCCAGACTGTGGATGTCCTACCTAGATAAAGAAGATGACGTACTTCGCTATCAAGGTTTAGCATTTAGCTGGATAGGCTTTGACGAACTTACGCAATGGCCTAGTCCCTTCGCTTGGAACTACATGAGATCACGTTTACGTTCTACAGCTAAAGACCTACCAGTGTACATGAGAGCGACTACTAACCCCGGAGGCAGAGGACACCATTGGGTTAAGAAAATGTTTATTGACCCTGCTGCATACGGTGTATCCTTTGACGCTACTGATATTGAAACTACTGAAGTACTTCGCTACCCTGCAGGGCATGAGAAAGCAGGGAAGGCACTATTCAAACGTAAGTTTATTCCTGCACGATTAAGAGATAATCCATACCTAGCTGAGCAAGGCGACTATGAGGCAATGCTTCTATCCTTGCCTGAGCAACAACGTAGGCAACTACTAGACGGTGATTGGGACATTAAAGAAGGTGCAGCATTTACGGAGTTCGATAGAAACATCCACGTAGTTGAACCCTTTAAGATACCATCTAACTGGGTTAAGTTTCGGGCATGTGACTATGGATATGGAAGTAAATCTGGCGTAGTCTGGATTGCTGTATCCCCTAGTGAACAGTTAGTAGTGTATCGTGAGTTATACGTAACAAAGGTACTTGCTGCTGACCTCGCAGACATGGTTCTTAACCTAGAAGCGGAAGACGGAAACATTAAATACGGCGTATTGGATAGCTCTCTTTGGCACAAACGTGGTGATACGGGACCGTCCCTAGCGGAGCAGATGGTACAAAGGGGTTGTCGGTGGCGTCCATCAGATCGTTCTAAAGGCTCTCGTGTAGCAGGTAAGAATGAAATACACAGGCGATTACAGGTTGATGAGTTTACAGAAGAACCTAGACTTATATTTTTTAACACCTGTACTAACATAGTTGCACAGTTACCTGCGCTACCCATAGACAAAAGAAACCCAGAGGACATAGACACTACCTCAGAAGACCACTTGTACGATGCGCTAAGGTATGGTATTATGTCAAGACCACGATTTAGTATATGGGACTACGATCCCAACAGTGGACCATCAAATACTATGAGAGTAGCAGATGCTACTTTTGGATATTAAGGAAGCATAAATGGAAGAAGATACTGAAGGCTTTATTGAAGATGATTCAATTGTATTAGAAGATAGTGAAGACTCTTCTATTGACGATGCCAATACTTCTAAAATTATTCCATTCATTATGGAAAAGTATAATCGTGCAGATGATTATCGTCAGCAGGATGAGTTGCGCTGGCTACGTGCGTATCGTAACTACAGGGGTTTGTACGGTCCCGATGTACAATTTACAGAGGCAGAAAAGTCTCGTGTATTTATTAAGGTAACAAAAACTAAAACTCTAGCTGCCTACGGGCAAATTGTTGACGTGTTATTTGCGGGTCAAAAGTTTCCCCTTACAGTTGACCCTACTGAACTGCCAGAAGGCGTAGTTGCAGATGTACACTTTGACCCTAAAGAACCGGATCAGCTTCGTACTTCTGAACTAAATGCCAGCGTTAGCCCTTACGGATTTGCTGGTGACGGTAAAGATTTACCTGCAGGCGCTACCGCTAAAACATTGTTAGATAGTATAGGGCCACTTAAAGATAAGATTAGCGAAATTGATAATGTTCGTGTAGGTGTAGGTAAAACTCCTACTGCAGTTACTTTTAGTCCTGCAATGATCGCCGCTAAGATGATGCAAAAGAAAATCCACGACCAACTAGAAGAGTCTAGCGCAAGTAAACATTTACGTAGTACGGCCTTTGAAATGGCCCTGTTTGGTACAGGTGTTATGAAAGGCCCCTTCGCAGTAGATAAAGAGTATCCTAACTGGGGTGAAGACGGTGAGTATTCACCTATTATGAAAACAATTCCACAAGTATCCCATGTATCCGTGTGGAACTTTTATCCTGACCCAGACGCAAATAACATGGATGAAGCACAGTTTGTAATTGAACGTCACAAGATGTCTCGTACACAGTTGCGTGGATTAAAGCGTAGGCCACACTTTCGCCGTAACGTAATTGATGAAGCAGTCCAACTTGGTGAAAACTATAATAAAGAATCTTGGGAAGACGATCTTTCTGATTACGCACCAGAACACGGCGTAGAACGGTTTGAGGTACTGGAGTATTGGGGCATGGTAGATGTCGAGATGCTTATGGATCAAGGCGTAGACATTCCTGAAGAGCTAGAAAACGTAGATGAGTTGCAAGCTAATGTATGGATTTGCAATGGTAAACTTCTTCGTATGGTTCTTAATCCGTTTAAACCTGCAAATATTCCTTACATGGCGGTGCCTTATGAGCTTAATCCTTATAGTTTTTTTGGCGTAGGCATTGCGGAAAACATGGACGATACACAAACTTTGATGAATGGTTTTATGCGTATGGCAGTAGATAACGCCGTACTGTCTGGTAACTTACTTATTGAGGTAGACGAAACTAATCTAGTACCGGGACAAGACTTGTCTGTGTATCCCGGTAAAGTGTTTAGGCGTCAAGGTGGTGCGCCGGGACAAAGTATCTTTGGTACTAAGTTTCCTAACGTAGCCCAAGAAAACTTACAGTTGTTTGACAAGGCACGTGTACTTGCAGATGAAAGCACAGGCTTCCCTTCTTTTGCGCATGGTCAGACAGGCGTATCTGGCGTAGGACGTACCGCTTCTGGCATATCTATGCTTATGGGAGCAGCCCAAGGCGGAGTAAAGAACGTAATTAAAAATATTGATGACTACTTGCTTCGCCCACTAGGTGAAGGTTTGTTTAGATTTAATATGCAGTTTGATTATGATCCTGCCATTAAGGGTGACTTGGAAGTTAAAGCACGTGGTACAGAAAGCTTAATGGCTAATGAAGTACGTAGTCAAAGATTAATGCAGTTTATGCAAATATCTTCTAGTCCAGCACTTGCACCTTTTGCAAAATTCCAGTATATTATACGAGAGATTGCAAAGTCTCTTGAACTAGACCCAGATAAAGTTACCAACAATATGGACGAAGCAGCTATTCAAGCTGAGCTTATGAAGGGCTTTCAACAACCAGCTGCAAATGGAAGTCAGGGACCAATGGACCCTACAGGCGCAGGTGGTGGTAATATAGGTACGGGCCAAGTTCCAGTGCCTAATGAACAAGGATTTAGTGGAAATGCACAAGGACAAGGAGCACCTGAGCAAGCTCAAGGCAATGGTCAACAACCCCCAGCAATGGGACCAGTTCAGTAGTTATATTGATACATTGATAGCGCAACAGCATCGTACTATGGAACAGTCTGACAATGACAAGATTATGTATAGGTCACAAGGTGCTATATACACATTGCGTAGGCTAAAGCTACTTAGAGATGAAGTATTAAAAAATGGCTGAAGAAAAAGTAAGTCAAGGTTTAAAATTTAACAGAGGTGGAACCCCAATGCGGAAACAAATGAAACTTTTTAACGATGGTGGTCTTAAAGAAGAGGGTGGCATGGTAGACAAAGAGTCTGGTAATAAAGTTCCTGTAGGCGGTACACGTAAAGGTGTTCGTGATGACATACCCGCTATGGTCAGCGAAGGTGAGTTTGTATTTCCCGAAGATGTAGTTAGGTATATTGGTTTAGATAAACTTATGCAGATGCGACAGAAAGCTAAGGCAGGACTTCAAAATATGGATGACATGGGGCAAATGGGCAATAGTGAAGAAGCTACTGTTCCAGATGACGCACCATTAAGTCTCCCTGTTGGCATGGCGGAAGGTGGGGTAGTACAAAATGCGGCACCTCGTTCTTTAGTTGGGGGTGTTGCTCAAACTGCTGCGCCTCGTCAACTAACTACTACAACCCCTACTGCAAAAAGATCAGCCGTTAGTTTTAAAGAATTTATGGGTAAAGGGTACGTAGAGTTTAAAGAATATCGTAACTCAGCAGGCACTTCTTTGTTAATACCTTTTGTGGGCGGCTCTCCCGCATATCCTATTCCATCAGGCTATACAGAATATACACCGACCTCTGACGAAAGTGGTTCTACAGGCGGAGCATCGCAGGGTACTACCGCTATAGCTACGGAAGTAGGTAACGCTATAAACGCCGCAACGGGCAACGACAAAGACGATAACAATTTTACTGTGCCAAAGTCTCAATTTCAAAAATCTGGTGGCTGGGATATGGATACGACAGGCTCCGACGGTAAAGATTTACAGCTTTGGATTGACGAAGCGACTAAATTTTTTGATGGTACGTCTTCTGTAGTCTCTGGCGTTGCTTCTGTTTTTGGATTAGGTGTTCCTGTATACTTACTAAATAAAAGTCAACGGAACCGTGTGATAGAAGACTTAGACGAAAAAATTGCACAGGCTAAAAAAACTTCTATGCCGGGACAGGTTGCAGCGTTACAAAAAATTAAAGATTCACTAAATGAAGAATCAAAAAAATCTATTTTAAGTAAAGTAGTAGATGGCATTACCGGAACTATAGGCGACCTGTTTGGTGCAGACGAGGAAGAAAAGAAAAAAGCAGTAACAGAGGTAGTTAAAATTGAAAACGAAACTTTTAATTTTGGCGATGTAGAAGGTCAGTATAGTAAATCTCCTTCCTTATCTACAGACCTACCGGGTGAGCTTAGTGAACCCGAATTTACAAGTACAGCTAACATGCCAGCAGCCACTGCAAAAGACGAAGAAAAATTTAAAGATGAATTTGATGCATTTACACGTAAGTACAGTATAGCACTAGCCGAGGTAGAAAAGAACCTAAAGCCAAGAGATGTACTAGAGTACATTTTAAAGGATGCTTCGGTGAGGCTGGGTAAAGATGCGGCTCGTGAAATACAATCTAATAGTATGACTACACTTTACAACACAGATTACGCAAACAATACTGTTGCCAATTTATTTGGCCCTAACTTTGGTCGGCCTAAGTTATCTACAGAAGAACAAATAGCTAAACGTGCCAGTATAACACCTTCCGGTGGCGTACCTTTTTCTGCGTCAACCGCTGATCCTCGTTTATTAGAGGCGGCAGGTTATCCAGTACAAACGAAAGAAGAACAAACACCTTCCTTTACGCCCAGCACACCAAGCTACGATATGTTTGGTAAACCGTACGCTAATGCTACTGTACGTAAGTATGCAGACGATGCTTTAGCAGATAGCTCAGCTTTTGCAAATACTGTTACCGAAGTAAATAATCTAGTTAAAGGGTATGATTTTAAAACGGACCTTGGGCCACTTCCCGGTGTTGATCCTAACTTTACACTAGAGTCAACGCAGCAGTTTACGCCTAAAATGACTACTGAAGTACCTAAATTTGATGTACCATCATCCCCACGTAATTATACAGATACCGCATACAACTATGGTACACAGATGGATACTACTCTATTTCCTGCAACCGTACAAGACCAAACACAACAAGCTTTTGCGGGAAGCACGTACGATACCGTGCCTGCGTATTCGACTAAGCAACCACCCGCACCTGTTGCTGGGGCACCTGTCGCACCTACCTTTCCTGTAGACCCACGTCTTTCTATCTCTAGTACAGGTCTTCCTGCTGCTACAGCACAAACATTTAACCAAACCTTTGCAACAAATCGTGCAGCAGGTGCTAAAGAGTTTAGCTATGACAGAGATGGCGATGGTAAAACAGAAAGATACACTACTGATCTTGCTAAACCAGCTGAAGCGGCTAAAGCAGGTTCTAATAGTCTATACCAAACTGCAGCAAATTTGTTTACCCCCGGTGATGATAAAGAATATGTAGGTGGTGAGATTGTTACTACCGGAAGTAGTAAATCTAAAACAAAGACTACTCCCGCTGCAAGTAAAAACGTTGCCACTGCAAATGTTATTAATAAGACAAGTGCTCCTATAGCTAAAGCCAATCAGGATAGATTTGGAGATGCTGGTGCAGGTAATGTGTGGGCGGTACAACCGGGAACTAATGCAGTCACTAAAGTAAAAGCTGCAAAAGTTGTAGGCTCACGTAGTAAAGAAGCTGTACAGGCAGACATCAATAAAGAAATAGCAAATGGCTGGACGCCAAGAGCTAACGAACTTGTAAAAGAACGTGCCGCTGCTCAACCTGCACCTACACCAGTTGCAAGCAGCAGTAATAAGGACAGCGGAAACGATGGTGGCAACGAAGATAAAATTGTATGTACCGAAATGTATCGCCAAACCCAACTGGTAGATTGGCAACGGTCTATAAAGATTTGGGACATATATCAAAAAAGGCACTTGACACCCCTACATCAAATAGGTTATCATTGGTTATTCAAACCTTACGTTAAAGGTATGAAGAATAGTTCTATACTAACTAAGTTAGGTGCAGCTTTAGCCAAACATAGAACACAACACCTTCGTCATGTACTTACTAAAGGTAAAGCTAAAGATGATATTTTAGGTAATATCTGGTGCAAGATTGTACACCCATTAGTATACGTTGCGGGTGTCATTAAAGAAAAGATAGGTAAATAGCATGGAAGAAGAAACATATACATTTGGAGAGTACTTCAATGAAGTCCAAGGCCGTGCTGCTGAACTATCAGATGAAGAAAAATCTACATTAAGTTCCTTGCAAACATCTCCTCAAGGTGCTATACTAGCAAAAGTATTAGGTCCAGACTTGACAATGCTTAGTTCAATGCTTACACCTACACCCAAGCGTGGCTTAGCGGCACGTAGATAATCCGCTATATTTGACTGGCTACCCATCCCCCTGACAACACACTAGGCTACGGCGGCCCCAGTAAGAGAGAATAAAATGAACGATACTATTATGGCAGAAGAAATGCAAGCCCCTACTAAGGTAGCCTTTGCAAATCGTAAATACTCTAATGAAGACAAACGTAAAATAGAAGAAGAAGAACTAAAAAAACTTATTGCGGAACAAAGTGGCGAAGCTCCTGAACAGGAAGATGAACCAGTAAACGCAGAAGATAAAAGCTTTAAGAAACGTTATGGCGATCTTCGCCGCCACATGCAAGAAAAAGAAAAAGATTGGGACGATAAGTTTAAACTTATACAACGTCAATTAGAGCAATCTACTAAAGAAGAAATTAAACTTCCTAAATCCGATGAAGACATTGACGCTTGGGCAAAGCAATATCCTGACGTAGCGGCTATTGTAGAAACTATTGCTATTAAAAAGGCACGGGAACAATCTGCGGGTTTTGAAGAACGGGTAAAAGAAATTGATGAGATGAGAGCTAGTGCCGCACGTGAAAAAGCTGAGTCGGAATTGCTGTCTGCGCATCCAGATTTTGGTGATATACGTGACAGTGACGAGTTTCACAATTGGGTTGATGAACAACCTAAGTGGGTACAAGACGCTCTGTATGAAAATGATAGTGATTCCCGTTCTGCTGCACGTGCAATTGATTTGTACAAAGCGGATATGGGTATTAAAACAAAGAAAAGTGCAAGCCCCAAAGACGCTGCACGTTCTGTAAATAGTCGTAATAATCGTAGTGTTCCTGACACAAGCAACTCCTCTGGTACTTTTAAAGAGTCTCAAGTAAATAAAATGTCACCGCAACAATACGAAAAAGCTTCCGATGCTATTATGGAATCTATTCGTACGGGTAAATTTATTTACGATATGTCTGGTAATGCTAGATAAACCTATTGACATATAATTTATTTATGTTATAACTATATGTACAATGTAGTAGTGTGGCCCCTACATAGGACTACCCACACTACAACTAACTAAACTTCCCGCAAACAACAATAACGCTTTCGGACAACCTAATGTCTCATGGCCCGTTATACTAGAAGGTAGGCCAACTTTCTTGTTAACGCACCCTAGTAGTAATTAGCCTCTGTATAAGTCATTAGTCGTTTGCATCTGTATCTAATGCTAGGAGAATTAATATGGCATTCGGAACCGCTGCTGGTTATGGCAATTTACCAAACGGTAATTTCTCACCAGTCATTTATAGCAAACAGGTGCAACTTGCATTCCGCAAAGCATCTATCTGTGAAGCTATTACTAACTCTGATTATTTTGGCGAAATCGCCAATATGGGTGACTCAGTTAAAATTATTAAAGAACCTGAGATCACTGTTCAACCTTACCTACGTGGTACAACTATTACACCACAAGACTTGGACGATGAAGATTTCTCATTGACAATCGACAAAGCTAACTATTTTGCTTTCAAGGTTGACGACATTGAGGAAGCGCACAGTCACGTCAACTTCCAAAGCCTTGCTTCGGATCGTGCTGCGTATCGTTTGTCTGACCAGTTTGACCAAGACGTACTTGGTTATCTGACAGGCTTCAAACAGTCTGCAACCCACGGTACACCTGACACCGTTAACACAACCACTAACGGTACTGTTGCGGTTTCTACTGCAGGTACTGACGAATTGTTGTCTTCAATGAAAATTGATGCAGCGTCATTTGGTGGTACTGCAACGCAAGCTCTTGCTCTTGCAGCACGTACTGGTGGAGCTACAGACGCTACACCTGCCGCTGGTGATACTTTTCCATTGACAGTTATTGCACGTATGTCTCGTCTTCTTGACCAGCAAAACGTCGATACACAAGGTCGTTGGTTGGTAGTTGATCCCGTATTCATGGAACTTTTGAAAGACGAAGATTCTCGTCTGTTCAATGCTGACTTCGGTGGTTCTGGTCTCCAGAATGGTCAAATCGGTATGAACATCCACGGTTTCCGTGTATACCAGTCTAACAACTTGCCATCGGTTGGTGATGGTCCGTCCTTTACAGGTACGAACTCTTCTACTAACTACGGTATGATTGTTGCGGGACATGATTCATCTGTTGCAACTGCTGAGCAGATCAACAAAACTGAAACATATCGTGACCCAGACAGCTTCTCGGACATTGTTCGTGGAATGCATTTGTATGGTCGGAAAATTCTTCGGCCTGAAGCCTTGGTTAACGCCAAGTACCATTTAGCATAAGGGAGAATAGAAAATGGCTACTATTTCAACACTATTGTTACCTGCTCACGGTAGTTCACAACGTGGACGTGCACCGTACATGGTACAAAAAACTATTGTTCTTTCGGATCAGGCTATTGACTGTTCCGCTGGTGACGTAGTTCAATGCTTAACTATTCCTGCTAACACTCGTGTACTACACGCAGGTGTTTGTGTTGTTGCGTCTGCAACAATGAATACAGGAACAGACGCAACTGTTACACTTGGTGCAGCAGATGCAGATGAGTTTGTTGCAGCGTTTGACATTGACGGTGCGGCTGATGGTGCGTACGCTCCTTCTGCTACACCTGCGGCTGACGTTACACTTGCTGCTGCAGATACGTTGGACCTTACCTTTGCAGGTTCCGGTGCAACATTCTCAGCTGGTAAACTTCGTGTTTACGCTGTAATGATGGACGTTAGTGACCAACGTGACGCCGCTCCTGCGGAAGTAGATCGTGACGCACTTGCGTAAATAAATATTTAGTGGGGCTGTTTCGATGGCCCCACTTTACAGTATAAGGAATACGAAATGCCTAAAATTAAAAAGTATGCTTTGGGTGGTGTAACAACTCCCGAACAAGAAGATAGTCGTTATCGCCCTTCCGCTAATCGTGCGCCGCAAGGTATGTTATCCTCTAGGGGTACTACATCCGCTATGGGTTTGTACGATGGTGGCGTAGTAACTAAAAAGAACTATTGTAATCCCGTAAAAATTACAGACAACCGTAAAAATAAAAAGTAGATGGCTGGAGTTAACTTCAGGACAGCTAGTAAGTTTGCTAGTATTGTAGGTAACTCTGCCAGTACTTCTGGTGATCCCAGTAACGCTACGTTATTATTTACTTGTCCTGAAAGCCACGAAGCTGAAATAGTATTTCTTATGGTAGCTAATGAAGCAACCTCTACAGCAAAAATTGGCATCCAAGTATATCACGCAGAGGATACTACATACCACTTTCTTGTAGCAGAAGAAGCTATAGCAGGAAATAACCACAGGCAGTTTATTGGTGGCGGTCCACTGTTCTTACATGCAGGCGACAAGGTATTACTATTTAGGCACGGTGGGTCAGATGAGTTTGATGCTACACTTTCTGCTAGACTGTACTTCACCCCCGCTAAAAGGCTATAACAATGAGTACATTTCTTAATTTAACAAATGAACTGCTGCGTCGATTAAACGAAGTTCAAATTGATCAATCTGATTTTAGTGCCGTTAAGAATGTTCAGGCACTGGCGAAAGACGCTATAAACTCTGCTATTCGTGAGGCACTTCAGGATGCACAGGAGTGGCCCTTTACTCTTATAACCTATGAGCACACTCTTTCTGCTGGTACTAATACTTATTTATTTCCTGCTGACTATTCAAAGGCAGATTGGGATACGTTTTACATTAAACAACTTTCCTCTAAAAACAACACACCACAAAAATTAGAATTAATTACATACGATCAATACATTTCTAACTTTAGATCAGCAGAAGACACGGGTGGTACAGGGGCTAGAGATACGCCTCAGTACGTGTACATGACACAGGATACAAAGTTTGGGGTTAGTCCAGTTTCGGATGCAGCTTACGTAGTTGAGTACCGTTACTGGAAATACCCTGCAGACCTTGTTTTACATGACGATGAGGCTATTATTCCTGATAGGTTTAAGCATGTAGTTATTGATGGTGCTATGATGTACATGATGTTGTTCCGGTCTAATGAGCAAAGTGCTTCTTTGCATAGTCAGAAGTTTGAAGACGGTATTAAAATGATGCGCAGACTTCTTGTTGACCAACCTGTAAATGTACGATCTACAGTTATGTATAGGTCTTCCTATAATTTAATATCAGATAAAATATAAACATGGCGGATAATCTACAAACTTTTGTTTCTGTATGTGCTGGGGGGCTAGTAACTAACGTAGACCCTTTGACGCAGAGCAATTCTTTGTCTGGTAGCGCAATACGTTTAATTAACATGGAGCCTTCTCTTGAGGGTGGATATAGACGTATAACAGGTTACGCAAATTCTTATGGTACACTTCCCGGTACAGAAAAAGTACTAGGTCTTGCCGTAAATGGCGAAATAAATCAGGGCATACTGGGGTGTAGAAAGCCCTCTTCTGGAACTAACTACTTACATTGGTACAATCATTACTACGATGTAGCTCTTGGATCAGGTGAGGGAACGGCCTTTAGTGTAAGTGAGTCTCTTACTGCGGTAGTTAGCTCAGGAGATAGTACTGCAACAGCAGTGACTGGCACTGTTATATCTAAAACCTCAAACGCTATTGTAGTAGACTTTGGTAAGTTACCCAGTTCTGTATTTGCTACAAGCAATATTATTACAGGAGTTACCTCTGCAGCAACAGGTACAGTAGCAAGCACACCTACTGTAAAAGGTTGGCAGGCTGTAACGTCAGCTGGTAGTCCTACAATGACAGGTGTTGACGTTGTACGGTTTGAAAGATACAACTGGACGGAAGAAGTACTACTCCTTACAGATGGAATTAATCCTGCCGCTAAGTATAATGGAACTAACTATGTGCAGATTACCCACGCTAACGCACCTAACAACCCTAAGTTTGCTAGTGCCTTTGCAAATCATCTTTGGTTAGCGGGTGATCCTGACGAACCTTTTAATATATACTTTTCTTCACCTAACTCTGATATAGACTTTGATCCCGGTAATGGTGCTGGCGTTATTAACATTGGTTTTACCGTAACCCAATTAAAATCTTTTCGTAACCAACTTTATGTATTTGGTCAAAACCAGATTAAAAGAATTGTTGGAGATAACTATTCTAACTTTAGCGTAGAAAATGTTACTAATGACTTGGGTTGCGTAGCGCCTGATACTGTGGTAGAATTTGGTGGTGACATTATCTTTCTTGGACCAGATGGTATTCGCCCCATTTCAGGTACTTCTAGGATTGGTGACGTTGAACTTGAAACAGTATCTCGTGAAATTCAAAAAACCTTTGAAAACTATACAGCCAACGAAGACGTAACAAAACTAAAAGCTTTGGTTATACGCCGTAAGTCTCAGTTCCGTTTATTCTTTGAAGCTAATACTTCTCTATCCCTCCTAGCAGCTATTCGTAAAAGTTCTTCTGCACAATCTACTTTTGAGTATAGTCAACTTGTAGGCATTGAAGCAACTTCCGTAGCTAGTGGTTATATAGGCCAGTTTGAATTTGTACTACATGGGAACAGTTCAGGTAAAGTATTCAAGCAAGAAGAGGGTAATTCTTTTGGTGGTGATGATGTACTAAGCGTATACCAAACACCGTTTTATTTTATGGGCGACCCAGAACTACGTAAGATATTTTATAGAGTTAAAACTTTTCTAAAGTCAGAAGGTGAAGCTACTATAGCTGTAGGCATTGAGTATAACTTTGGCGACTCTGAAATTGCTACACCTTCAAACTTTGATTTAACTACAGCGGGGGCCGCATCTTTCTTTGACGCAAGTTCTACACTGTACGATGAAACAGATATTTACGATGGAAACCCTACACCAATCCGTGTTACTAATATAAGTGGTTCAGGCGATTCTATTTCAATAGCGTACGTTACAAACGGTACAAGTCCTAGTCATACAATACAAGCAATTTCTATTTTGTATGGACTAGGTGACAGGAGATAAAAAGTGGCAGGATATACAAGACAATCTTCAGCAGATATTATTGCAACAGCTGTTGTACGTGCTAACCCGCTGAACGTAGAGTACAATGCATTGAGAGATGCATTTAATTCTAGTAGTGGACACAAGCATGATGGTACAGCAGCAGAAGGTGCCTATGTACCACTAATTGCTGACGCAGACGCACTTAATAAAGTTGCTATTAACACAGCTAACAATCGTGTTGGTGTATTTGTTGAAGTGTCTAGTGCTGCCGTAGAACAAATACGTATTCAAGATGGTGCCATTGTACCAGTTACTAACAATGATATTGATCTTGGCACAAGCTCCCTAGAGTTTAAAGATTTGTATATTGATGGTACTGCACACATAGATACGCTTGATGTAGATGCAAATGCTGGTATTATAGGAAACTTGACGGTTAGTGGTAACACTATTCTTGGTGATGCCGCAAATGATACTGTTACGATTACTGCTGACGTTGCTTCCCCCCTAATACCTTCCGCTGATGATACACATGACTTAGGTGCTGTAGGTTCTGAGTGGCGTAACCTATACGTAGATGGTACTGCTAACATAGACGCCCTTGTAGCTGACACTGCAGACATTAATGGTGGTACTGTTGATGGTGCTGTCATTGGTGGAGCTAGTGCTGCTGCTGGTACATTCACTTCTTTGAATGCTTCGGGCACAGCTACACTAGCTACAGTAGATATTAATGCGGGTAACATTGACGGTACTGTTATTGGTGCTGGTTCTGCAGCTGCTATTACAGGTACTACAATTACAGGTACATCGCTTGTAGGTGCAGTAACAGGCGATGTTACAGGTAATGCAGACACTGCTACTGCACTAGAAACAGCAAGAACTATTGGCGGTGTATCATTCAATGGTACAGCTAATATTAACTTGCCGGGTGTTAATACTGCAGGTAATCAAGACACATCCGGTACTGCAGCAGATGCAACGGTACTTGAAACTGCTCGAACAATCGGTGGTGTTTCCTTTGATGGTAGTGCCAATATTAATCTTCCCGGTGTTAATGCTGCGGGTAATCAGAGTACTTCAGGTAATGCCGCTAGTGCAACTATACTAGAGACAGCTAGAACTATTGCTGGAAACTCTTTTAACGGTAGTGCTAATATCACTATCGCTGCTACTGACTTATCTGATACAGACCAAAGTCTAGCCACAGGTGATAATGTTACGTTTGCTTCTGTCACAGGTAATCTAACAGGTAACGTAACATCTACAGGTGCTAACTCTTTTGGTTCAGTCACAGTTTCAGGTGCAGCAACCTTAAATGGCAACACCATAATTGGTAATGCTGCTACCGATACTGTTACAGTTACTGCAGATGTCGCATCTAATCTTATACCTAGTGCAGATAGCTCGTATAGTCTTGGTGATAGCTCTAACTATTGGTCGCATGGATACATTGATGCTATTACTACTACAGGAAATGTAATAGTCGGTGGTGACTTAACTGTCAATGGTACAACCACTACAGTAGCTACAACTAACATGACTGTATCGGATGCCCTAATTGAATTGGGTACAGGTACTACAGGTACTCCCGCTAATGATGCAGGTATTGTCATTG